TTCTCCTTCTTTAGAATTTTTTGCTGCCCAAACAGCTTCTTCGGCTTCTTTTAATTGGGCTACTAGGGTAGTTACCCATTCTTTCGCAAAATTTCCTCCACATAACAGCCAATCTATAGACTCGCTAGAATTTGGAGCAGATTTGCTAAAAGATTCATAATGTTTTATCAGGTGACTATTCAAAGAAACAGCCTTTTCCGGAGTAATAGTATTATTGCCAGTTAAATATCTAGCAAAGTCTAAACTAATGGAAGTACCACCTTTTCCTAGTTCTTTCCTGATTTGCAAACCCTTTTGGGCAGCGTCTTTCACATCCTTTGGTATTGCCATATCTATTGCAGAGTAATAAAACTCCAATTTTATGTCATTTGCGTACTCTTTTTTAATTTCAGAGAACGATAAGATTTTCGCATTAGCCATAGGAATAGCAGGGGTAACAAAACTTCCAAGTAATGTAATCCCCTCGTATTTAAAGTCGAGAAGTTCGGTAAGCCCGTTTGCAAGTTTTGCTGTTTCAAACACGCTCATTTCTACACTAACTGGTTTCTTACCCCCATCCCTTTTGAAGAAGTGAAGCAAGTCTCCCGTATATTTCTTCCAAATGTAAGAAACAATAGAGAGCATAGTTCTGCCATCATCTAATTTTCTAGATTTTACCTGAAACTTTTCTGGAACAAAACCGCATGGTACTTCTTCATCATCGTGCGTATAGGCATCATCCAAGTTAGGGTCATACTTCCATACGACAGGACAATTTTTAATTGTATCAGCAGTGCGCAAAAGCGTTTGCTCTGAAACATACATCTCATGCAAATTTTCTCCAGAAGCAAAGAAATCAAGTTGTACCTGTGCAAAGTTAGATGCAGGGTCTTCCTTAAGGACTTCGACATTTTCGACTGAAAAACTTAGTTTTTCGTTCAATTCATAATACCTCCTTTCCTGCAACACGGTTGCAAGATTGTGCTATAGGATTAACTGATGGATTTATCCCACATCATCACGTGCCACCAATCATCTCCACATAGCATAGCATTATCCATAAAAGTTGTGGCTTCTTCATATTCACCCTGTTGTTTTGATATCATATCACGCATTTTCTGCTCAACAACGGGGTTATCCTCTTCAATAGCCAAATTCTTTAACTCTTTTATGCTGGTAGTAGTTAATACTTCCCTGTCAAGATAAGCTTTTGCCAAGCTTGTCATGCTAGGGAATGGATAATTTACTTCATCAATTTCCGGAATAAAGATATCCGCATTCAGGTCTGTTAAAAGATTAAAGAACTCTTTTGAGTGCTCGTGTTCTTCTTCTCGCTGCTTTTCAAAATGCGCAGCTAGATTGTCCAAACCCTTATTCTTTAAAAAGCCACACATGTAAAAATAGATGTTTGCGTTTTGAATTTCGTGAGCTATTTGCTGACAAATTGCAGTACGCAAAGTTTCTGAAATTAAGTTCATATGTTATTCTCCTTTAAGGGGTTTTCCCCCCACGCCCCACGTTGGTAGCACCACCTCTTGATTGAAGACCCTCTTCTGAAATTTTAGAGTCTTTCATCTTTGGTCTACCTTTTGCTCCAGATGTTGCCTTAGCAGCAACGGGAGCAGGTGCTTTTGCTGGCTGTTTACCAGCTACTTTAGGTGCTTTTCCAGCTACCGGAGGGGTCTTAGGAGCTAGCTCAGCATTTACTTTAGCCAAATCTTTTTGGTTCTTAGCGTTTACATTTGCTACCTCTTTTTGAGATTGTAATTGTATGTCGCCTGTAGCTTTCTGCAATTCAATCGCAGGTGGGGTTAGCTTGCTCATAAAGTCCATAGCCTGTGCTTCTTCCATGTACTTTCTCATTTGAGAAGGCTTCATGCTGTAAGCAGCAGCGATTTTTTGATACAGGATGATTCCTTTGTCAAATAATCCCATAACAGCTTCCTGACGTTCAGACTTATTAAGATAGAAATCAGTGCCCTCAAAATAGAACATAAATTTAAAAGTACGAGCATTCTTATTTGCATGATATTCCACAAATTCATTAAAATAAGGATACAGGGTTGTTACGATTTGCTCATCAACGTTCAAACTCAATTGGGTTTCAACTGCGTTTGGTTTTATTTCATCGCTGAATAAAAGGTTGGTATTCGCACCACTGCTTGCAACGGTAGTTCTCTGATATTTACTGTATAGTTCATTATCTCCATCAAAACTGATACCCCTGATGTTTTCCAAAGGAGCAGAAGCTACTTTAATAGCTTCAGAGATAGCGTTTCTTACCAGCGCCATGAATTGTCCAAGCAAAGCAGGTGAAATAGAGATAGAATCCCTAACAGTTGCCTTTACATCCTTTTGCAAGAATGGCACTTCACCCATAACCAATTTACTTGCAGCAGCCATGTTAATATTCTTTTGGAGATTACGCATTAATGGTTGAAGCAGTAAATCAGCAAACATAGGAGCGAAATAAGGCAAATTTGTAGCTATTTCGGATTGCATTTTAAAGCAAACGCCAATATCTACAGGGACATCTACCCAATAAACCCACGTGCTTCCAGCCCTTAGTTCAGGAGGCAAAGACGGAATATAACGATTTGTTGTGTTAGGGGATTGCCATATTTCCTTGTATTTCTTTTTAAAGAAAGTCGGATACATGTCAATATCAACACCCGGCTGTAAAAACCAGTACATGTTAAAACTGAATAGGAAACCGTTTTCCCATCTACCCGTTATTTTACAATATTCGGGTGGAAGTTCTTGAATCACGTACCTGTTTCCCAAGTCCTGCCTGAATACCCCAAAATAGGTATCATTTCGCAGCATTTCTTTTACAATAACACGAAACTCTTTTTTATAATCAAACCTATCCAAGAAATTCTCTACTGCGTCAAGGTCTTTCTTATATTTTGCAGTGTTATAATCATCAACTGATTTCGCACTTGATGTATAAGTAATATCGAAAGAAAGCATATTTGCTGAATAACCCAAAAGCCTTTTATATACCATAGAGCTAACTTCAAAAGCTTGAGAGAATGCTCTAAACTGCTTTTCGTTATTCTTTGGCTCTTTTATGGCTGTTGCCAAAGATGCTTCTTCGGCAGCCATAGGATTCATGTTGATATCTTTCATCCTGCCAGAAACTAGGTCAGGATTTAGATAACTGTTATATATACCAGTTCCGTAAGAACGGGCAAATTCTATAACGTCAAATACTTGTTCTTCTGAAAGAAGAATATCTTCTTCTGGTTGTTTTTCAATTTTTCTTACCAATTTTATCCTCCTTTCTTAGCCAAAGAACGATACGCCCAAAAATTCTGCGGTATCGTCTCCGGTATCTTCCTCTTTTAGTAACTCAGTATCAAGGAGTGACACATAGTAGTTGAGGTAGCTACATGCGGTATAACGGTCTTTTCGTGCGCCTTCCGGCTCTTCCAGCTTTATCAAGCCACTCACGATTGCCATTTCAAGCGCAATACACTCGTTTATTAGCAAAGTGGTTTGTAAGTGAGCCTGTAACAAGTAGGCACGAACACCCGTGTCTTCTTGGTCTAATATATCCTGATTTCCTGATTTAATCAAGAATTCTTCTTCAGTATTATCATCAACCAAGAAACTTACTAATTTTCTTTTCAACCTATCTTTAAATGCAACAGATATTTGAGAGTTCAAAGAAGCGTTTGCAAAAATAGGGAAGATGCAAGCGGTTGCGTCCTGCCCTAGAGTTCTATCTTTTAACTCAAGATAAAGTTTATCATCAAGATATGGGGAAGGCATTACTGTATAAGCAGGGTATTCTTTTCCTCTAACTTCGTCTTTAGTAACAGCAGAAAGAGCATCAAACACTGAGATTCCTGCATTTGCAATATCCAGAATCAGCCCATCAGACTGAAATTCTTCATATATCTGCTTGATTCTAAGTGCTTGGGTAAGCGTATTAACGCCATTATAAGATTCAATATAGGTAATTTCGGTGCTCCACCCTTTTTTGGTTGGAAGAAGTCGTGCACAGGTGATAATCGTATTATCGTTTGTGCTTCCGGCTCTCATAGCAACGTCAACAGATACAAGCCTTAGCTCATCCTGTAATTTTGGAATGTTATAAGGATTTTTCCTTCCTGCCATGATATCTTCGTTTCGCATTGGTTTCCAGCCCCGTTTTACCGTGCGCTGAAATAAACCAAGTTTGAACATAGATAGCAAAGAACTTCCATAAGGAATATTTCCATACTCCATCAAGAAAGTAATGGGGTCAAGATTCTGCTTTTCACGCTGCATCTGCTTTTTGGTTTTAATACCATGATGAAGCGAGATAAGGTAATCAAAAAAGATTACTTTGGTATCTGGATTACCGGATGCCATTTGTTTAATAAATTTCTTTATTTCGGGATACCATTCATAGCTCTTATAATAAGAGCTTGTAATAATGATTTCCTGTGCTTCTTCCCGAACTTCGGGATTATCAGCCCATTCGGGTAGATTCATAAATGGTGCTTGGCGACTAACCAAGAACGGACGTATAATAGAGTCAATGATAACGTTTTCAATCAACCGTCTTTCTTCCAGTACGGTTACATTGGAACGATGCCCTCTACCGCCTTCACCTGAAACAACAACGTTAATTTTAGAGCCGTTATGAAAAGTCATTGCCCACTTATTTTGGTTTGTAACTATAGCTAAGGTTTCCCTTGCTATATTTGGGTGAGCATCATGCAAAGCCTGACATTTTTCAGAGATAATCAAGCCAGCCTGTGCTTTGGTTGAGGAAGCAAGTGCTACAGTTGTTCCGGGGTATAAAATGCATCGTGCGATTGCGTATACACCAATAAGCCATGATTTTGCACTGGCACGGGACGCAATAGCTGCGAACTCGGTGCTCGTAGCCATCAAATTTATCCAGAATCTCTGGTAAAAATATAAATTTACGCCCATGTAATGCTCAATAAAAAAGCTAGGATTGCGCCTGTAGAATGTAACCCATGATTTTAACCTGTCAATCTTTTTACGGGTAAGCCCTTCATCA